TAGGCAATATGCAATACACTTTAGGTGATGCTACTAAAGGTGCAGGTGTGTCTTTTAAAGTATTAGACGTTATATGTCAAGATACTGGACAAGTATTAGAGCAAGTGCCTAATGATTGGATTAATGAGCAAGTGTTCCCTCTGACTAGTGCGTCTACTGGTAAACCTACTTATTATGCCTTTAATGGTATCTCACAAGCAGGTACAAACAGAGAGCCAGACTTTAATATTGATTTCTACCCTGTTCCTGACTCTACTCAAACAATATCAGTTAATATTGTAGGTGCTCAAAAAGAATTAAAGACAGCATCACAAGTATTAAGAGTTCCTTCACAGCCTGTAATTCTTGGGGCTTGGGCTAGAGCTATAGCAGAGAGAGGTGAAGACGGAGGAAGTATCTCTAGTGCTGTTGCGGCAGAAGCTAGAGACTCTTTAAACATTGCAGTTCAGTTAGATGCTGGCAATATGGAATATGAAAGGGATTGGGTAGTAGTATAATATGGCACTAGAATCTAAGCAAATTAATGCTGTACCTTTAGATACTATTGGTATTAATGGTATAGATACGCAGACAACACCAACTGCTCTAACACCTAATTGGTTTACTAAAGCAGACAATGTTGTTTATACAGAAGGTGGTAAAGTTACATTCCGTAAAGGATTAAAGCAGGGCACATTAACTGGTGGTGCTAAGATAGGCTCTATAACAGAACATTATAATGGCACAACAAATAAGATATTTGCTGGTGTTGGCACTAATATGTATATTGTTGATTTGTCTGATAAAGATAATGCTTGGACAGGGTCTTTTGCTACAGGTGCGGCTTCTTCTGATTGGCAGTTTACAAATTTTAATACTCATCTATATGCTGCTCAGTTTGATGAAGACCCGTTATATTATGATAATTCATCTTGGGCTAAATTAAAAGATACAAGTGGTTATCAAGCACCTTCAGGTGTAACTACGTTTGACCCTAGCTGTATGTTAGGTTTTTATGGTAGAGTATGGGCTGGTGGTATTACTGAAGAAGATGATGTCTTATATTATTCTAAATTATTAGACGGTCATAAATGGGGTGCTGATGGCGGCTTTATAGACTTAAAGTCTGTATGGGGTCAAGATACTATTGTAGCTATACACTCTTTTGCGGGTAAGTTAGTTATATTTGGTAAAGAGAATATTGCTATTTATAACAGTCCTGACATAATAGGAAATATAGCTTTAGACGAGGTTATTAGAGGAATAGGATGTGTATCTAGAGACTCTATACAATCTATTGGAGATGATTTATATTTCTTGTCTGATACTGGTGTTAGGTCTTTATTTAGAACTACTCAGTTAGACAAACTACCCCTAACAGAAAAATCTATAACAATTAAAGACGAACTAATATCTAATATTGGTAGCAGTACAAATGTTAAGTCAGCGTTTATGCTAAATGAAGGTCTTTATATTTTATCTTTTGTAGATAAGAATGTTACCTATGTTTTTGACACTACATATAAGACAGAGAAAGAAACTCCAAGAATAACTAAGTGGGATTTTGCAGACAGTAGAGAACCTGCTAGTATGGCGTACACAGAAACATATGGGCTTTTAGTAGGACAACAAGCAGGAAGAGTTGCTACTTATGAAGGTTATTATGATGTAGACTATAGCGGCTCTAGCACTTATACTTATAATAGCTATACAGTTTCTTTTTCTACGGTATGGATTGATTTAGGAGAAGGCGTACAATCATCTATTCTTAAAAGATTAGTAATGCTTGTATCAGGAGGTCAAGGAACAGATGTAGGTATTAGGTTGTATAAAGACTTTGAAATGACACCTAAAATATCACCGACATTTAAACTTAATCCTACACTAAGCGGTGAGCCATCATACTGGGGAGCTACGTTTTCTAAGTATGGACCACTTACTGGACATACGCATAATTCAGCGACACATCCAGCAGCTTCTAAGTATGCTCCAATACACGGATTTAAAGAGCGTTCTATACCATTAGCAGGTAGTGCTAAGTACATAAGATTAGAGTGGGACGGAGTAACTAAAGGTTACAAAGCATCATTACAATCATTATCATTATTATTTAAACAAGGTAAAATATTATGAGTAATTATACAATAGCGGTAGGTTGGTCTGGAAAAGATGCCTTAGCAGACACAGACCCCGGAAAAGTTATCTCAGGTGCTGACTTTAATACTGAATTTACAGCAGTAAGAACAGCACTTAACTCTAAGGCAGATGCAAACGGTAGTTCTTCAGAGAACTTTACTGTTAATGGCTTAACGGCTACTACAGGCACGATTGGTGGTGAGGAGATAGTTACCCTAGCTACACCACAAACGTTCACTAAAGCTCATCCTACGGCTTCTGAGACTATAACACTAGCTTCTACACAGACAGCTAACCTGTTAAATTCAAACGTATTTGTAGTTAGTGTGCAAGGAAACCACACACTTAATGTGTCTAATATGACATCAGGTGTTGAGGCTTCTTTCTTAATTAAAAATACTGGTGCTTATGATGTAGCATTTAGTACAGACTTCTCATTTATTGGTGGTCATAACCCTACAATAACATCAGGTAACGGTAAAGTAGATTTAGTTAGATGTGTCTCAGACGGCACTAAAATGTATTGTAATATAGCACAAAACTTAACATAGGAAAAAAATATGGCTGGTTTCTTTAATACAAGTTGGGACTTAGGAAATATGTTTAGCTCTCCTTCAGCAGGACAAGGCTTTACATACGATTCATTAGGTATGCCTCTATTAGATAGTGGTATAACACCAAGACCCGGAAGTGAAGGTCCTAATACTACAGAGTCTTTTACAAATACTTGGGGAGCTCCTACTGGGTATATGGGACAACAACAAGGAAACAACATATTTAATCCTTATCAAGCCAATACTAGTGGTGGTTTTTATAACCCTTATCAGTTCGGTCAAATGCAATATGGAACTCAGTATGGTGGTGGTCAAGAGATGCCGTGGTGGATGAATTATAATGTTAATAATCCTTTTATGCCTACACAGCCGTCAACACCTAGCGTACAACCAGAGCAACAAGCACCTAGAGGACCACAAGGTACTGGACCTAACGGTAAAGACTTAACTTATGATGAGACTATAAAATATTTTGGTCTATATGATGACGCTGAGTCAGCTTTAGCTGCAGGAGATTCACAAGCAGCATATAGAAAAGACCATATGCAATGGAGAAGCGGCACAGGTAACTATGAAGGAGAAGGACCGGGTCAAGGACAATATCCGGGACGTCCAGACTTAGGAATTGCTGGAGATGCACAAAGAATGACTGACCTTATGGGTCTACCTCAAACTTTATTAAGTATGCTTACTGGACAACCATTAGATGCTGAACCAGCTATTGGTGGAGGTAGTGGTTTTACACAAGTTCCTATGACAGCAGGACCTTTTGATTATCTGCAAAGAGGAAGAAACAAATATGATATAAACACTTTGTTAGCTTTAGAAGCATCAGGGGACTTACCGCCTAACATAACTAGAGATTATTCAAGTGATGTTCCTTCGCCTTTTAATCAAGAGTCGAATTATAATTATACAGTACCTTCTGCTTATACTCCTAGGTATGATGACCCTAATAATATAAGTAGTAATTATGAATATTTTCAAGATTTAGGAGACGCTGAACCATTAATATTTTCAGACTCAATGACTACTGAAGAACAAGCAAGAAACGGAACAAACAGAAGCCTTTTTGAAATAGGTAAAGATAATTTTGTTCCTGAGACTCGTTATGGTCCTAATAATTCTAGGCAGTTAGTAGAGTCTAATTTACTCGGCTTTCCTACGCCAACACCAACAGAAAATTTTTATGCTCAAAGAAGATTTGATGCTATGAAAGTAGAAAGAGAAAAACAAGCGGCTATGGCTGAAAGCAAAAGAGCGGCTGAAGAGTATGAAGCAAAAAACAGAGCTGAAGCAGCAGCTAAAGCAGCAGCAGATGCAGCAGCGGCTCAAAAACGTAAGAACGATAACTATGAAACTGGTTATGTGCCACCAAACATATTTACATCAGGAACAGGCGGTTCTTCAAGCGGAAGAGGTTCTAGAGGCGGTAGGAGAAGATAATGAATACAATTAAGGAGATAAGATAATGGCAGGTTTTTTTGATTTTTTAGGAGGGGCTAACCCTTGGACAGCAGTAATAGGTGCTGGCTTACAGCTCTATGGTGCTAACAAAGCAACTAAAGCTGCAACAAGTTCTGCTGAAAATTTTAACACAGCAATAACAGAGGCTTCTAAACCTAAAACAGTAATTGACCCTACAGGTTCAGCAGTATGGAATGAACAAGAACAACGATATGAATTAGCACCATCTGCTCCTATAATGGGTTTATTTGGAGCTAATCTTCAAGATGTTTATAGACAAAGAAGTTTTGCTGAACCTTATATGTTAGACCCCGAAGCTGCAGCTATGCTTAGAATGAGAGAAACTCAAGCGGCTTTAGAGCCTACTAGGTCTAGTGTTACTGAAGATTTATTAAGTAGATTAAACAAAGGTGGTTTATTAGGTTCTAGCGTTGGTGCTACGGCTACGGCTGAGTTAGACAGGCAGAGAGCTATTGAAGACGCTGCTTTACT